ATCATCGACCCTGTTATCTATTATGAGCGAATCCCCCGCAACGACATCACCGTTGAACCTAAAAGCCTCGCCCCTTGTTTCATTTGTTATTTCTATATCGTTTGAAACTCCACCCACCGGCGAAACAATAGTTACCTTTACTTTTGCCGGAGCATTACCACTATTATATATTGCAAAACCTGTACCATCTGACGGAGTACGTTTGTCAGAGTTAAGCTTTACCGAACGCCAGAAAGGATAATCAGAAAGCAATGACGCTTTAAACTTTGCGAACCTTTTCAATGATGGGTATTTTACGCTCCAAGCTTTTAGCTGTGCAACAATATACCGCTCCTCGTCAACGTAGAAGTTTTGTTTACCATTCATAAGAGCAACTTTCAAAGCATTAACCCTTGTGCGTAAGTCCCCATAACTACACGCCGAGCAATGACCATCAAACGTAATCTGTAAACTCGCTCTCTGTGCCTCTTCTGCCTTGCCTCCGTCTGTCTTAGGGATATCATTTATCTTTACTCGCTTTGCCTCTTTTTCGGAATATGAAGATACATACGTTTCGTTTTCACAAAACCCAAACTTGAAATCTCCGAACCTAAATAATATTCCTGTATCGCAAGTAATAGTTGTCATAATCTTTCTTCCTCCTCTGCTATAATTTCAGAAACCCTTAACGCGATTGTGTCTGCCATAGCATTAACGCTGTCCGGACTGTCTACTACTGGATTGTTTATTACTATCTCTATCGCCGGTGCTAAAACTGTACCGCCTGTACTATTCCCATTTCCGTTGTCTGCTATCCGTCCGCCAATTGTTATATCTCCTGACCTTACAGCGTTTGCAAAGCCTCTCGGTATAACCATTTCGCCCGGTGTTAAATTAGACGGCACAGTGTCCGTTCCCTCGGCAAAGTTTTGACTTGCAATCGTTGCGATCTGTGCGGTACCCATTGCAAGAGCGACCCCCGCCATAATCGGACCCATCGGCAAAAATGGGTCTGTCTTTAATGCACTCGTAACAGCAACGGCTGTATTTATAACCGCCTCTGCCATTGATATACCCGCCTGTATCTTGGCATATTTTTTACTCTCGCCACCCATCGCCCCAAGCATAGCACTTGTGGCACTTAACATACTTGTGGCACCCTTGACCCAATTATCAGTATTTGATTGAGTTATTTTTTTACGATACTCGCTTTCAGATTTTAGCAACGCTTTCTTTTTAGCGGCAAGCTTTATCATTGTTTTTTCTTCTAGCTTTGCGTTATCCATCATCAAGTTGACCTTTTCAAGTTCGTTCTGTATAAAGAACAACTTGTCTTGGTCACGCATTGTCTTTTTCCAATCCTCGGATTCTTTTAGTAGCATATCGATGACCTCGTTGCCGGAAATCGCTATTTGTGCTTTTTCTTCCCAGTATATCCGATCAGCCTCTAGCTTTGTCTCTAAGTCTTGCTCCCCGGTATCTGCGGGGTCTGTTTCTTGTACAGGTAATGCCAAATCCGCTGTGATTGAACCCGCAAGCTCTGTTTCTAATAGTTTATCTGCCAAGGCTGTAACAACGACATTCGTTTGCTTTACCATATCAATAAAACTTTGCATGTTAGACATTTGGAGCGTACCAACCATCTTTTGCAAGAAACTATCTTCCATTGCCGATTCGGCATTTATCTCTTGGAGCCGTTGCATCGAATGTGCTATTTCGTCTATTGCATCAGGCATTTCGCCTATCGCTTTTGTTATCTTTTTAACTGCACTTAATACATCCTCATTCTGTGTTATGAAATTACCAAGCTTGACTTTTAGTTGGAAAATAGCATCGCCCATCATCGACATAGCACCGACCCATGTTTCTGCAAGTTTATCCGATGCACCGGCAAACTTACTTTGTGGGTCTTCAAAGGCACTTAACAACTGTTTACGGGTTGCCTCGGCTGATATTGCAACCCCTGTCTCGAATCCCAACATCGCTAAGACACCACGCTCCCGGAACATGTCCGCAGAGTTGGCACCGGCAGAGTACATGCGTATCACCTGACTTGTTACGTCCTGTACAGCGATACCGGTTGCAGATGATAAATCGACAATAAGAGGCATCCACTTGGCTATTTCTGCGGAACCCCCAGTAATTACACCACCAAGAGAAGTTGCACTTTGCATTATCTCTTGATATGTTTTGGGTACCTTACTGGCAAGGTCTTGCATGTCAGCGAATACCCTGTTGCCTTCTTCAACGCTACCGAAAAGAACTTCTAACCGTACATGTAGACCTTCGACCTCGGCACTCGCTTCGATAATCTTTTTCAAGCCCACAGAAAGCCCCACAAGAGCCGTTGTTATTGCGACTATCTTTAATGCGACTTGTTTCATGCCCTGTTGCTGTTTATTACCGAAAGCCTTTTTAGATGCACGCTCATTATCCTTGAATCCCTTTTCGGACTTATCAAGGTTACGCGTCATCTTTTTGAATCCGGCATCCATTTGAGCGGATGTCATTTTTGCAATGATATTAAGGTCTGTGCTTGCCATGCTTAGTTTTCTCCAATAGTTCTTTTGTTCTGTCGTTTATAGCCCTTTGTATATACGAAAACGCTTGCATTATTTTCGCCGGTTGGTCTGACACAGAGCCGGCAAAGGGCAACTGTTTGAACTTCTCGCAATGGTTGTACATCTGTAAAAAATTTGCTGTATCTCTTGTGACCTGCTTTACTGGGCAACGATATTCAATTGACCCATCACTCATTCTATAACCTGTTTCGCTATCCTCTGTGCAACCTCTTAACGCTTGTTGCTGTTCTGTACAATATTGGCAATCTAACTCATCCGGGAGACAAATTGCCAATTTTAGTTTTTTTCTTCCACCTCTGACATAAGGTTATGCCCGATAACAACTGTTGCAAGTTCGATGTAAAGATTCTGCGGGAAATAGTTTTGTAATGTTTCCTCGCTTACAACATTATGCGTAACGCCATTAAACTCTACTTGTTCCGTTATAAAGGGAACCGCCTCCCCACCTTCAAACTGCATATCACTATGACCCTTAACGCCCCATCGTACAAAGTCGATATTACCCTTGCACATATTCAGCACGCCGGCTTTCTTATCATCTACATTTGCCCGAACATCGCTTTGCAGTTCGAGAAACTTTTGATAAGGGATAACCCCTATCATAAATTTGGCACCTTTGATGCTTGTCTCTTTTACGTTCTTTGGATTAATTGTCGTGTACATAATACCTTTCCTCCTTCAGGGTTATTTAGGGCGAGGGAACCCCGAAAAGAAACCCCCACCCACCGACCGTTGCCGACCGTAAGTTTACTTTATGCAAAGTTTATTGAAAATTCATCATCGCCGGTTGATCTTGATAACTGTGCTGTTACCTCATCCACCAAGCGACCTTCTTTGTCGCCCTGTGATATGTCGGTAATCTTCATTGCCGGTGCTGTAATCGTAATCTTACCGGTTCCAGTACCTATATCAAACGAAACCGCAACTGGTTCGTTTGCAAACTCCGACCACCAATCATAAGTGCTTACAGGTACCCTCTCAGGATTAATTTCAATCATTGGTTTGCGTTTGATTATCTTTAAATCATTAACGCCCCATGTACCCCCCAAGTCCTCGCCTATTGATATTTCATTGCCAAGGTCGATGGATATGCTTTGTATTGCAAGCGAGCTAACACCATCTATTGTTATAGTCTGATTTTTAGCCACTTGCGGTGTACCAACATAGGTTGGTGTCGCCGGTGCTGTAACATCTGCCGGTGCTTTGTACAGACCAACAAGAGTTGCCTCCATCTTAACGAGTTTGCCCGCCTCGATGGTTATCTTTAAATCTCTACCGACACACCCTGTTAGTTTGTTTAGAATCGCAGACCCGGAACATTTGTCGATGTTATAGTGGTAAGCGGTCAGCGAATTTTCACAAGTGGTTGGCGAATAAGAAACACTTGACCCTGCACTTACGGTTTCTGCAAATCCGAATGCCTGTAACAGATCACCAATCTCCGGGGCAACACCTTTACTTGCACTAGCGGAGAAATCAACCGAGAACGAAAGTTCTGCGGTTCTTATCCCGTCCTTCGATGCAAGCTGTCCAAGGTCGGGCAAAGATGGTGCTCTTTCTAGTTCTTCGATATTGAACTTTGTTACCGGGTCATAAACCAATACAGCATTTGACGCCGGCGTTGGGTTGGAATCGGTACCGTATTCCGTTTCACTTTTTAGAAGTACCATTTGCAGCTTTTGAATCATAGTCATTTCGAACCTCCTAAGTTCTTGTTATTGTTGTTTGCGAGTATTCTAACTCGACCGTTATCGTTACTGACCTTGCCGGGTAATCCCGCCACTCATAAACGACATCTTTTATTGTAACATCGGTTACCACGCAACCGAGAGTATGGTCTTCGCTTAGTGCTATCAGTATATCGTTTTTAAGGTCTAAGATTCCTTTATTCTGACCTACTCCGACAATCTGCTTGCTCTTTGCATGTATCTTTATCACTCCAAATATTTCTATCTCGAATTTTGCATCAGTTCTACCATACAAGGCTCCGTCAACTTCCGGCTCCCGCTTTGGTTCCATAACAATTATTGGGAAAGATGTCACGCTATCCCGGTATCCTTCGTAAATACCTTTTACATATTCAAGCGATTGACCTTTTTTCGTTTCAGCTCTTAGCTTATTTACTAATGCTTGCCAAGCTTTTTTTGGTGTTGTAGTTGACATTATTTAAACGCCTCCCTGTTTACCGTATCGACTAATATTTTGCCTATCCTTACGGTGTGCGATGATAAAGTTCTGCTCATGTACTTTGTTCCGGGTACCTTTACGCTTTTTCTAAGCAAAAACAACGGTATAATCTTGTCCCCTCTTTCCTGAAATATGATAAGGTTCCCGCTTTTTGACTTCCTTACAAAAGTATCGCTAAAGTCTCTTGCTGACGCTTTTTTTGCCCGCCCTGATGCTGTTTTGGCACCCGAAAGCGGTATCGTTAAATATTTCGAGTTCTTAGCCCTTATCGTACCGCCCTTTTCTTGTATGTTTGCATAGGGTAGACGGTTGCCTGTACGAACCCCGGAACCAACTACCGATGATATTGTCGTACCCCCGACAACAAGCTTGCTCTGTATCGATCGTGCCAACTGTCCAGATGGTCTTTTAAAGGACCCGCCACTAGACGCTGTATTAAGCCGTAACGCCCCTTCGAGGTCAATCCCTACCTTAGTCATGGCACTAACTAATATCTTGCCACCACGAGCCGGATTTAGCCCTTTTAGGGTCTTTGTTATCTTCTTTATGTCTATTTGGCTAAACTCCATCTTTATCACAGGTTTATGCTCCTATATTGTTTTAATACTTCCCATGCCCTTTTGCGTAACACAGCCGGGCGATAAGTTCCCCCGGTATCTTCTCCGTCTGCCGGTATAGCGAATATTGCACCGTTACTTTCTATCTGTTCGGCTCCTACAAGCTTGATGAGTGCCATTTTAATGTCTTCCGGAACCGTTGCTTGCGTGTACCCGCCAGTATAAACAACTTTTATGCTCTGCATAGCCTTATAGAAGAACCCTATCTCTAAGCGTATTGCTCCGGGTTTCCCGCCATCTACATCTTTAAACATATAATCGTCAACGCTGATAAGAGTATCGTCACCATAAACACGCTCCGGGTCGTCATGTAAAGACGCAACGGCAGTTATTGGGAACTCTTTGACAAGTAGAATATGTGTACCATCGCCATCGTGGTATTCCGTATGCTCGGAACTTTCTAAATTCCGGCTGATTTTCTTTGTCACCTGTGCTTGCACACTTACTATCATTTGCAATATCTGTGCATCTTGCGTATCATCATCAATCTGCATATAGTTTTTAACATCATCAAGCGTTATCAACATGGATCCCCCTTAATATTTCATTTAGCCGTTTCCCGCTACTAGCCCAAGTGAACTTATTGCTTATCCTGTTATGGGCTTTAGTCCGTCGCTTTAAAGCCTCTTTATAATTATTCTTAACAAACATCATATTCGCTATAACACTTGACATTTCTGGCATGTAGCACCTTGCTTCTTTCAGGTCATAGTTGTCAAGGTCTTGTTTCTGTACTGAATACTCTAATGGAAAGCCCACCGTTTCGTCAAAGAAGTCCGCACAACCTGTCGTTGGTGTAGCGATACAAGGCGACCCGGTAGCCATAGCCTCGCACAATGTAAGCCCCCACCCCTCACCGCAATGAGGCAATATAAAACAGTTAGCCGAATTATAAAGTTCTATCAGTTCTTTAAACGATATGAACCGACTGTCTAAATGTATATTCTTATATTTGCCCCATGTTTTGATCTTCCCCGCATAGTATGGCTTTGGTATACGTTTAAACGCCCGGCACAGGCTTATCCACCATGCCTTTGTAAACCCTATCTTGCGTTTATCATCATACGTTGGGTTAGTAAAAAATAGTTTACGCTTATTCCAAGCGTTTGTGATCGTATTTTTCCAACTCATTCCCGGCATAGTAGTTTTTATGTATATCTCTACATCAGGCATTTTCTGTATAAGCTTTGTCGCCTGTACGACCCAAGGGTAACCCTTACGAGGATTCGGAGCACCTACCCACAAGAAACGAAACTTGCCGTTTATCTTTCTCGGATGGTAAGGGAAACTCTCAGCCTCTACACCTTCAAAGCAAACATCAATCGGCACATCAACGACCGGTTTAAAAATATCCCGGCAAAACCTACTTGGCACGATTATATGGTCAGCTTTCTTTAAGTTCGTAACATAGGATTCGGGCAAGTCCAAAAACTCCCACATCGTAAAGAGTATATTGAACTTACCCGGAATCGGTTTGAACTGGTCAGCCGGTACAATGTGTAACGCAATATTCGCATCATCGGCAAATTCTAGATGCTCTTCGCTATACTTCCGCATGTACTTGTTATGCGTAGCATATCCCAAAGCATTTCCGGCGAGATTGTGTTCTTGCGTTACCCAGTGTATTTTTAGCTTTTCCATTGTTCCCTTAAAGGTTGTTTTGCTTTTTCCAAAGATTATGAGCATCAAAGTTCTTTTGTGCCTCTTTCTCCGGCGTCAATGGAACATTACATTTAGGGCATCGCCTTGGCAATCCCTTATCTGTTTTGAATCCACAAACATAACACATGTTCAGGTTCGCACCCTTCTTTATTTCGGGTGTTTTCTCTGGTTCTCTTTCATTTTCTGTGTACTTTGCTTTTGCCATTTTGCCACGCTCCTTATTTGGTTACTATCCCCACTTGAATTTGTCGCATCGGGGTTTTACAAGTAGGGCAAACACTCGGTTGCCCTTTATCTACTTCCACCACACAACTACATTTATCGCACCAATATTTTACGGTCTTGCTATTGTTATTCATCATAATAACCTTACCTTTGTTTCAGTTGCCCTCGCAACCTGTCTATCACATGGAAACATACAATCCATATTGCACGCCTCCGGGGTCTTAGATGGTTTATATTCTCTGACGTGTCCTTCGTTTGTCCCGGTTAATATCTGGCTGTAACATCTGTAAACCATACCGTCAGGCATGAGCATACTATACTTATCCGTACCGGCATCACATATCGGGTAATGCTCTGGGATCCATCTGTCCGATATGTCTTTTATCATCACAACAAAGCCCGGAGCCGATGCCTCCATAGCCTCCATGCCCTTCCAAATCTCTTTATGTGCCGGGTCTGCATTCCAATCAAAGTCTTGTTTCAAAAGCGGGTGTACATTAACTCCTATGCCTTTGCTTAGAAACATTTTGACTTTCTCGAACCCTATTTTGTAATTGTTAGGGCTAATAACGATCGTCACCCGAACATTGATGCCCTTTCGTATTAACAGGAGCACATTGTTTAAGAACTTCTCATCTGAATGGTAATGGTAGCTTGCTGTCCATGCCAGACAGTTTTCTGCCGGCATGTTCTCTATCTGGTCTGTCAATAACGTATTGCTTGTCATTGCCCACATAGATTCAGTACCGATATGCGTTAACAGTTTGGGTAGGTCTTTGTATTTGGTCGGCTCGCCTCCTGTCATTTCTAGTAACACCGGTTGCATATTGCTGAACACTTCCACCCATTCTAACCATGTCAATTCTTTGCCTATCTTTATGCTTTTGTCAAACGCTTGCAACATATAATTATCACTGTTTTCTATTGGCTGTGTGCTGTAATCACAGTATCCGCATTTTAAATTGCAATGCCAGGTTGGTATAAAGATTATCTTTTTCATATTGCTAACTCCTTCGGGGTTTTAGCTTTAAAAGGCAGCAAGGAACGCTCCGCACCGCCAACATTAAACACTTTGCATTTCTCTATCTTGTAAAATTCATGTATACGCTCAAGTTCTGTAACTAACCAATACTCCCCAAACCTTAAAGGGTCTGGGCTACCGCCTTTTCCGTAAAAATGTGAGTTGTCCTCGGTATAAATACAATCCGCTTTCGCTATTGCCACAAGACATTTACTTTTTACGCCTACTGATACATTTAGTAAATGGCATAAAGCGTTTAGTATCGTTGTGCCTGACCCATTGCCATATTCATAGCTGTATGGTTTCATGGGGTACTTGTTGTCTGTTTCAATACCTCGCCAGTTGCATTGTTGTTCCCATGTTGGTTTTAGTGTACCTCTCTCGTGAAAGTCGTTACCATGAACCCATCGCCCGACATTTTCCTCGTCTATCGCCCAAGCGTTGTTCATTGCTACAAGTTCAAACCCGGCATCTAAGAAGGCACGCCCGAAAGCATGATACCAACCTTTGATATATGGTGCTGAACCTATAAGCAAATACTTTTTCATAATAACCCTTTTTTGTAAAGGTCTTAGGGGTAGGCACCATGCCCACCCCTTTAACCTAAGGAGATAATTTATGATCCTGTTACTACACGAACAACCGCATCTGCTCTGCCATAGGCAAAAGCGTATCTCTGTATCATACGGAATCTTACTTTGTCAGCACTAAAACCGGTAAAAGGGTCTATATCAAGAGCCATAGCCTTTTTCCTTATACCGATGATAATTGCTTTCCAATTTGCCAGAGCCATAAAAGCGGTACTTGCACCAGTTGTTGACGGTGCGTTCTCACTCTGTATATAAGGCACTTCATAGATTGTACCCGGAGCCTTCATACTTGGGAACTGGAATATTGGTCTACCTTGGTCGTCACTCAACCCACGCATATAATGTTGCACAAGCTTGTTGTACACCCATTTTGCTTGGTTCAGGTCTTGCACTTTCAACTGTGCCATCGCAAGTGACAGATCACTTTCAACAATAGAACTGAAAGCATCACTTGAAAGCACGATTGAATTTCCCGCAGATGCCGTAAGAACACCAGAAAAAGGAGTACCAGTACCGTTAAGTAACTGATTATCAATTTCCTGAGCCTGTCCATAAGAGAACTGCTGTAACAAAAGACCCGCAATATCTACCGCACTATCATCTAACAATTCCTGCGAGATGTAGTCCGTAAGACCGAACAGCTTTTTAGCGTTAAGCTGTGCATTACCAAAAGTCGGATTCGATGCCGTACCCGCTCCGTTTTCAGCAACCCAGTAAGCTGTGCCTACTCTGGTCAATTCGGTTGGAATGTCCATCTGCCTGTGCTTCATAGGCATTGTGGTACATTCCTGCAAACCAAACGAAATGTCTTCGATTAATCTTACGATGTCTGCATTAAACTCGTCCGGTATATTGTAACCACCAAGCGAATCCGTTGCACCTGTCATGGCTGTTTTTGCTTGCAATTCTTTCTGCATAGCTACATCACCACGAGAGGCTTTGGAAAAGTCAATCATAAACTTACAAAGGTCGTCCATCTTGGACCCGTTTGAAAGAGTAGGGAAGTCTTCCGGTGACTTGGAAAATCTTGCTCTAAACTTCGCACCCTGTACGTTCATATTGTAACCTTTGTAATCTCCACCCGCACCCATACTAATACCTGCAAAGGCTTTGTTCGGTGCCGGCATATCTTCAATGGATTTAAGTCTACCTTCAATGCCATCAACCTTATCGGTTACGCCATCAACTGCGTCCTTAACACCCTTTACAGCTTCCGTTACAGCTTCTTTAACTTGACCAAGTATGCCTTTAACGTCAACAGCATTTGTGTCTTTGTTTTCAGCCTTTTCGTCAACTGCCTTGCACTCCGCTCCGCAATCAGCACAGAATTTTACTTCTGTTTCTGAATCGTGAAGTTTACCACATTTGGAACATTTGTACCTCTTCATGCTATACCCCTTTCAGACCATCACTTACCGCACCGAGTATGTCATTGCTCGAAAGTGTTTCCTCTTTTTTGGTTGTCTCCGTAGGGGCTTTTTCATCGCCCGGAGTATCAACAAAAAGGAACTTCGAATAATGTGCATCCCCTGTGTTTTCTATCTTTAAGACACCCTCTTTAACGAGTTTGCCGAGAACTGCTTTGATTTTATCATCTATAATACCACCGAGATATTCTTTCTGTTTGTCTGTGAAAGTTTCGGTGTTTACTTCATCTTTCTTACCTTCCGGCTTGTCTTCTTTTGTCGGATATTCTTTTTCTGCGTCTTCGATGTCCTTCTCTGTAATAATACCTTCTTCAAAGGCTTTCTGTATGCTCTTTGCTGTTACAAGTGCTTGCGGGTTAGCCGGTACGCTTACAAGCGACAATTCTAGCAACTGAACTTTTGTAAATGTTCTTCGTGGGTCTTTGTCGCCTTTACCCCATGCCCATTCTGTTGGTATGAATCCAATTGAACTAGCTTTCATAAACCCGGCTTTGTATAGCTTGCGGTATAAATCTGCAAGCGGATAAACGCCGTCCTCTGGGAACTCTAACTTGAATACGAGTCTGCCTTCAATAAGCTTGACCGATACCGCCTTACCAATAGGAGGAGCCGTATAATCATGAGCCGGCAATATGACAGGGTTTTTCTTATAGTTCTTTAGATCAATACCCTCCGCAACTATAACCTCATCGTCCCTATCCCTCGCAGAAGTAGACCCGATTATTTCAATCTCGTTTTCTTTAATGCCTTTGCCTTCTGTCTTTACTTCAAGTTCCAAATCGAATCCATAAACTTCATTACCTTTTTCGTCTGTGTAAAGTTTCTTTGCCATGATAACTCCTTCTGTTTACTCACTTGCATTCCCGCTGTCTTGTGGTATACTAGTACCGTTGCACAATAAACCCAAAGGAGAATCATGCACAAAACTGGAAAAATCATTAAATGCCCTATCTGCGATACTTCTATTTATCGAAAACCCTTTCACCTTAAAAAACACAATAAACATTTTTGCTCTAGGAATTGCAAAGGTATCTTTCAATTTAAACAAACTCAAAAAAATTTCCCCAAAGACTTGCTTCATAATCTTTATATTACACAACAAAAGAGTTTTAGACAAATAGCTTCCGCATGCTCTATAAATACCCGCACCGTTAAAAAACTTCTTGATGTTTACAATATACCCATTAGATACGGCTCTGAGGCGATTACAACTCAATGGCATAACAATTCTCAACGTAGAGAAATCCAAGCCAAACAGTTTGTTATTAACACCGCACCAACCCGGAAGCCTACGAAACATGAGAAGCTTATGCTTGATATACTTGTCAAAAATAAACTTCAATTTGTTTTTCAATACCCTATTCATAAATTTATACTCGACTTTGCTTTACTCGACCGTAAAATTGCTATAGAAATAGACGATCGAGGACATAAATATGATTCAAAAAGAAAACTACAAGACCTTGCCAAAGAAAAATGGCTGTCCTTAAATGGTTGGTCTGTCTTTAGAATCTCACATACTGACTTCATAAATAATCCTCACAAAATTAATAAATTTATTACTCACTTGTTAAACTAGGCACGAGTGTGCATCTACAGCCACATATTTCGCTTGCCGGTGCCGGTGCTCCCGGATAATCTTGCCCGTTAGCAAATGGCTTGTTCATTTCTATAATACCTTGACTTGCGTTTAGCCTATGTGAACTTCTCGCCTCATCGTCCGCAACTATCCATCTTTTAAATTTTACATTATTTTCAGCATAATACAAGTCGGACGCTCCATTCATTGCACTTGTTGTTTCTGTTCGTGCGATTAAAAGCGACCTCGTACTTGCCATGTTGTATATGTTTCTTACTCTATCGGATATTTGCACTGCTGTCTCTCCGGCTGTGTTCCCCTCGAGTAAAGCGTTTCTTAATTGCAACTTAACTGTTTCGTTTACCTGTGTAACCTCTTTCATGCGTGCCGTATAATATGAATCGATGCGGGTTTGAATCATGCCTTGTACTATCTCGCTATCCGGCATCGGGATAAAATCTTCTGCGAACTTTACGCCCTCATCAACACCGGCACGAATATGCGGGGCGGTTGCTTTCTGTAACTCTTTGTCCCATTCGTACCAATCGAGGCTGATCGTAATATCCTTCTGCGTATCCATTTGCTTTAAGACAGCTTTACGTTGTTTCCAGAAGTACGTCTTTAGTGCTGACACGAACTTTGGCTCTATACCGCTATGCCTTGCAAGAAACTGTTTCCATATAGCTGAATCGTTAGACTTATCCACAACCTCCGTAGACTTATCCACAGGCGGGTCAATTTGCTTTGGATTGGCGGAGTTATCCACAGGCTCAACCGGTGCAGTGCCGGCGGGAACCAGATTGAAAGGAATCCACCATTGATTGCCCCAATCGCTGTCCTCAAACCCAAGTTCGAGCCTCTTGTTTACTTCGTTCCGGGTGAATCCCATCTTGAACAGTTTGTCTGCAACCTCTACCTTGTCTTTGAAGTCTTCCTGATACGCTACTACGTTTGACACATCGAACCCAAACCAGAAGCCAGATACTGCCGGGTCATGCAACTGGGCATTTAGTGCGTCCTCTATCTTTCTTAGCTTTGGCATTATGCCGTATGTCCAAAACACTTTCATCTGTCCGGAGAATGTAGCATAGTTGAGATCGTCAGTTATATTAAAGAGAGCCTTCGGAACACGCCATGCACCGTATATTTCTTCTCGTGTAAACCTTTTCTGCTCCAAAAACTCCATGTCCTTATGAGAAGATGCTATTGTCTTAATATCTAGGTCGCCTTCAAGCAACGCCATCTTAAAAGCCTTGCTAGAGCCTTGAAACCGCTTTTTAAACCATTCTTTTAATCTGGTACGCTCATCGTCACCCAAGCCCTCTTTTGCCACTAGAAACGAGTTAGGTATGCCGTAGTTGTCAAAGAAAGCCTTGTTGTATACTAGACTTTGATAATCTATGTCCAATATTGTACGGAGCGGAGTTGTAGGCGGTAAAGGTTTTATCATGCTGTTAGGGTTCCAATCCTTTATGTACACGACCTCTTCAACACCGTATGTCGTGTTGCCATACTTCCACCCGGTAAGAATTTGCCCTTGTTCTCCCTTGGCATACATAGCCGTAAACTTGTCCGGGTCGAATGCCCAGAGCTCAAGCGGTACCTTCTTTGTGCCGGCAATATTCCCTACTGATAACGTCTTGACAATGAACACCGCACCTTTTAACGCAAGAAAGCCAACAACGCTTTGTATAAAATCGCTTTGGCTCATTAGTGGGTTAGGCTTACGCAACAAGTCTTCCCATTCATTGTTTTCCACTATCTCCTGTTTGTTTGCTGACTTGTACAACCGTAACTTGGCTTGTGGCACATTGTCAGCGATTGCCTTGATGGAGTTATGCACCGCAATGACTTGTGCGTAAGGGTCTGACACCTTACTACTTGTCTGGTCTTGCCAAGACTTACCCTTTGCCCATAGGTTGCCCCATGACTTTGCATGGGTTCCGTCCTCAATGACCTTTGACATTACGAATTTTGCAACGCCGTTCTTCACTTTGTCTATTAATCCCATTGTCTTATCTCCTAGTCTTCAAGGTCGGTAATCCCAATCCTCGTTTTTTTGCCGTCACCTATTCCGTATCTAATCCCATCTAACGAATGATCGTTATACTTAACCGGTACATCGGTCACCCTTTCGTCTTTATCTACCTGCCACTTATAACTCTTTATCTCTTTTTTTATATTAACGCTACGATCTGTTATATGTAGTATAAATGTCTTTACTTTATCAATGCCGTCCTTAACGCTGTTTTTTCCTTTTCGTGCGGGTCTTGCGTTGTATCCGGCATCTCTAATCTCTTTTATCCTATCCGGCTCTGCACTATCGCACTTTATCAAAACGCCCTTTGGTATGTTTAATGCTCTCATACGGTTTATAAGGTCGCTGTTGGTCAATCGTGTTTCATATAGCGTTTCGTCCAAGTAAGCGTTTACTTTGTCCACAACCCTTATTTCTGTCAGCGATGTAGGGTTATTATAGCCAAAATCTAAACCGTACACCCTTTCGTCATACTCTTCCGGCATATTCGCTACAATATGCCAATTGCTGTATATCGTTGCTACTCCCTCGCCCTTGTTGCCCAAGCCATATATCTGGTAACCATCTGGATCCACTATCTTTAGATATTCGATCTCCTTCACTATCTCAGCCGGGCAGTATGGATTGTCTTTATACGTTGACTTTATAAATGTACAATTTTCTCTAGGTATAACCCAATCATAAATCCAGTGGTACTCATCAGATGGGTTATAATCTAAAACAACTTTATCCGATGTACGCATATTTAACTGTTTGAAATCTTCTAGCGTGAACTCGTTTGCCTCATTCATAAAAAGATAATCACGCTTACCGCCTCTTATCTTCTGCGGTTGGTCAAGACTTACAAACTCAATAAGGTTCTTATTCAGGACATAAGTATTTTCCGTCTTGTTCCTGTACTTATCGTTGTACATATTTAAGCCCATCAGTATGTCAAAGAAGTCTCGCATTGCTGATGCACGCAAACTTGGAAAGGTCTTTCGTGTTATCGTTAGCACCTTCTTTTGCTCTTGCATTAACATTAGAATGTACATTTGCAGGATTGAGTGTGTCTTACTCGATCTTGCACCGCCTTGATTAACCGTAAACCTAGTCTTAACAGCAAGGTTCTTAGCTAGTACCGGCGTTCCTTGTATTTTAAGTATATTGCTCATTATCGGGGTTTTCGTTCGCATCTTGGCGTTTGTCTATAATCTCTACTTGGATGCTATCGAATAAATCGCCTGTGTGTTCCATGTCCAGTTTCTCTTTTTGCCCTAAGATATTCGCACCTAACCATTTGAGCATTGCCGGGTTTCCGCTTAACGCTTTAGAAAACTGTGCTCGGCGTAAGCTTACTTTACCCCCAGAAGAAAAACGCCTGTATACATCGACAAATGTATCTTTGTATGTTTTTTTTACTTTTCTTTCCAAGGTTCTTACGCTTATACTGAATACACCTGCTATTTCTTCCTCGGTACATAATATAGAACAAAGATTCTCAAACAATTTCGGTTCAAAATCCTTAGGCGGTCTACCCATTCTGGGTTGTATGTCATTCTCTATCTTTTTGGTCGTCTTTTGACTTTTCTTACTTTTGATATTCTTAATTGTTTTGGCGGGATTTTTCTTTGCGGGTTTCTTCTTAATAATAGGCTTGGCGGTATTGGGTTTTACCCCTCTACCGCTCGCCGTCTTTTTAATTGCTTTCTTATTCATACGGAGTAACAACCTCCACGCCCGCCACCTGTTCGTGGTCCCCCGCCATTCGGACCTGTTCTATCTCCACCCGGCATAGTAACCCCCTTTTTTAAGTTAATCCTATTACAACAATTGTCGCTTTTGCTAAAAAGTCGAATAGAACGATTTCTGTTTGGTACAAAGTAATGATAAACATTTACCCTCCTCGGTTATGCCAATGTCCCTATCGGTTGTACAACTACTTTTGAAATATTTATATCTGGCTTTAATGAAAG